AGCCCCGACGCTATTGAGGTTGATGCTCGCCGCGCCGGTGTTGGCCGTGACGGGGATCAGCTTGACCAGCAGGTCCTCTTCGTACGCCACGATCGCCGGGCTCAGATCGGCAAGGTAGTCGTCGTCGGCAGCCGTGTCGGTGGCGACCTGGATGCCGGCACCGGAGCCGGCGGGACCAGACGGGCCGCTAGGTCCGCTCGGGCCAGTCGCGCCCGCCGGCCCCGTTGGCCCGGTCGGACCAGGGACGGTGCTGTCAGCTCCAGCTGGCCCGGCCCCGAAACAGGTAACGGCCAGCGTGCCTGTTGCCCCTGCGGCGAAGTCGATCGTAAGGACGCCAGCCGCGAACGTGTTGTCAGTTGAAACCGCGCCCGCGTAAACGGTGAAAATCGGTTCGGTCGCGCAACCGTGCCCGGTACCCTCGACCGAGTTGTCGGTCCCAGTGCCGTCTTCGGTGACGATCCAGGGGTCTTGAGCGGAGAAGGTGAAGAATTCCGGAGAGCCGCCCGAGGCCGCGCCGCCGCCGCCCTGGCCGCCGCCGCTGATGATCTCTTGTGTGTGGAGGTGGCTAACGAGGCCGGCAAGCAAGGCGAGCAGCGCTACAATCAGGATTTTTTTTTTCATCACGGCGACTCCATCCAGGTGATGTTGCGGCGCGACATCCCGGTCGATGTCCGCAGCGTCAGGGTGCGGCCCCCGGTCGTCGCCGGCCACACCACGCCCCGTAGGCTGATGGACTTTTCCTCGCCGGCCGCAAGCGTGTAGACGTACACCTGGTCCCCTTGCGTGGCCTCGCTCTCACAAAACGCCTCATTCTCCGAGTCCCCATGGGTCATCGCCACGATGTCGCCGTTGGTGTCGGTGGCGGTCGCGGTCCCCAGCTCGAGCTCAATCGTGCAGGCCGCCTCGCAGTAGAACGTCCCCGAGAGAAAATCTGTCCTGGCACTCGTCTGGGCCGATGGCTTCTGGACGGTGCAGTTTGCCTCGTCCTCGGACTGCGCGTAGAAGCTGAATATCTTGGGGGCCACCTGGGCGTGGGCGGCGGCCGTCAGCGTCAGCAGCGCTGCCGTTAGAACGGCTCGCGTAAGGCTCTTGGTTGTCACTTGGCCCCTTTCCCCTTCTGGCCGCCGCCGCGCTGTTCAGCGGCCCCCAGGTCCTGGGCCGCGGTCTCGGGCTCCGGCGCCCCCGGGGCGGCCTCGGCTTTGGCGCGCGCGGGTCTGCCAAACAGCGCGGCATCGCTGGACCGGATCGCCAGCACCTTCACGTGCCCGGTGGTCTTGTGCTGGACCGTCAGGGATTCATCGTCGCTCGCCGTGACGGCCCAGTCCTTCGGGTTGACCTGCATAAATGGTTTCCTTTCTGGGTTAGCGGTTCGACCACGCCTTGACGTAATCCAGCAGCAACGTCGCGACCCCGACATCCGCGCCCTTGTCAATCGAGAAGTACGGCTGCAGGATCAGCTCCGCGCCAGCCAGATTGGACATGTCGAAAGTCGTGCCGGTCGCCACAGGGTTGCCGTCGATGAAGAACCGCACGTTGGCTAGGTCGGTGAAGTCGATCCGGTAGATGTGCCACTCGGTCGCCAGCACCGTCACGCCGGTCGATTTGTCGTCGTTGTCGTTGGTGGTGTCGTCGGATTCCGCCACGACCGCGCCGTCGCCGTCGAGTTTGAACCAAGCGCTTTCCGTTGCGGCGTCTTTGTCGAGGTTGTGGTCGCCGCACAGCCCCATCACGATTTGCGCCGTGAGAGTCGGCAGGACCGAGACGCGCGCGCGAAACTCGATGACCGCCTGTTTCGAAACGTCGATGATGCGCTGATCGCTGAAGAACAAGACGGCGTCCGCAGCATTATTGTCAGCGTCGAGCGCGAGCGAGAGTTGGCCGCCGGCTCCGTCAGCGACGAGCCCGATCGCGGTGTTGAGTTCTACCTCGACAACATCCCAGGGGCCGAGTGAGCCGACCTCATGGAAGCTGAAGAAGTCGTCGTAGAAAAACAGCGGAGCCATCGCGTGGACGGTCTCGCGGGAAGTCTTTTCCGTGAAGGTCTGGTTGCCGGTGGGGCCGTTGTATTCGCAGATTGTGCGTGCCATGATGTCTCCGTTTCCTGGCCTTTCGGCCACTCAGTCGAGTAGGTCTCGGAAGTCCCCTCTACCCGGCGCTCAAGGGGGTTTGGGGCGGTGCAGCCGGCGCCCCGGAACTGTGTCGCTACAGACTCGACAGGCCGGCGCCCGGATGGTCGCCGCCGATGATAATGAAATGGACCGCCGCATCCACCGCGGTCGAATCCGTTTCGGTCAGGGTCGCCGAGATCCATCGCTTACCGGACGGCAGATCGCCGGGCGTGATCTCGATCAGGACTTGTTTGTTCGCGCCGGCCGCGACCTCGACGCCCGTGACTGGCGCGAGTGTATAGCCGCCGTAGTTCTGGACTCCGGCGCCGTCCAGCGCAACCTTGTAGCGGAACGGAATCGCCTCGGGGGTGCCGCCGCTGTTGGCAATATGGGCATGGACCGTGATGGTCCCGTACCCGGTGCCGCCGGCACCCTCAATGAAAAGGATGTGGAGCTTGCCGTTGCCGGGGCACTTGACCCGGTCGGTCGTGAGATCGCCCGCGTACAAGTCAGCATCCGGGAACGCCGCGGGGATGTATTCCACCGGGAAATTGCTTGACATAGTTTTTTGTCTCCCTTCGGTTTTCTCGGACTACGCCCGGGTCGCCAGCACCACGAACGGCGAGCGGGTCGTCCCGCCCTTGGCCGCGGTCAGGGGTGCCGACCACCAGCCCTTGCCGTCGTTGCGGAGCATAAATCGTACGACGGTCTCACCCTGCAGAAATCGCACATGGATCGACTGCTGGGTCAGCATCCCGCCCTTGGTCGCGTAGAGGAACTGCGACATGTCGGCCAGGATGATGTCGCCCGGCGTCCCGAGCGCGGCGCAATGCTCGATCGGGATAACGGGCCGGCCCATCAGGGTCGAGAACCCGGTCGTGGTTAGGCCGCCGGACGGCAGATACACCGGAACGCCGCCGGTGCCGATCTCGAGGACCATGCGGCCCAACTGGACCTCGGCGTCCTGGTTGACGAACCAGACCGCGTTGGCGCGGCTCGGCGCGTAAAGCCGATTCCACATAGCCTCAATGTTCTGCCTTACGATCGTGCCGGCCCCCTGGCCGGTTTCCTTTGCCTGGGTCACAAGCGACGGCGTGTTGAGGACGCCCTCGATGTTGGGGCCGCCCACTCCGTTGATGATTTCGTCTTCGATCACGAAGGCGAAGGCTTGAGGAACTAGGCCGGTGAAGATGCTCATCACCTGCGGGCCGTCCTCGAGTTGCTCCTCGGTCAGGTAGACCCCCGCGGTAAGTTTCTTCAGCTCGAGCGCGACCTGTTGTGCGTGGACCATCGAAGCCGATAGCGCCGCGGCCTCTGCTGAACGCGAGATCGTCACGCCGCCGTAGCGCCCGCCCTTACCGGTGGTCGAGCGGTCCGTCTCGTTGATGGCGTTCCACTTGGTTGAGTTGCCGACCGTGATCGGCACATTTCGGCAACGGCTGATCACCTGGCCCTCCTGGTGGAGGTGCCTGAGGATCTCGGACTGGATTGTGGTCGGGACGGCCCAGCCGCCCTCATCTTCGACGGCGGTTCCCTGGCCGGTGATCGCGCGGGTGAACGTCTCGCGGAGTTGCTCGTGCATGTCGCGTGGGATTTGTGGGTTTTGCCGACTCATCGCCCGGACAGCCCGGAACCACTGCCCGGCGTCTTCCAGCGGCCAGCGGTTGTAGTCGCTGCGGTCTTCGACAACCGGGTCGTCGTCGCCGCGTTCAATGGGCTGCTCGGCCGGGAGGTTCAGGCGCGTGCGGCGCTCCTGAAAATCAACCCTGCGCTGCTCGGCCGTGATTTCGGCTTCGAGCGTCTCCATTTCGGTGTTGATCGCCGCGGCCCGCGCCTGCTCTTCGTCGGTCAGGGTCTCTTTGGCGTGCAGTGCGTCGCCCTCGGCGATCAAGGCCCGAAGTTTTTTCTGCAGTTCTTTCAGCTTGTTCATTCGGGTGTCCTTTCTTACGTGTGGCAGATTGCCATGCGACGCCTGCGCTCCCAAGCGGCTCTGGCGACCAGAGTGCTGGTTACCGCTTCGTCCTCGACCGAGTGGCTTTCGGCCGGCTCGGTTTCTTCCTCGCTCGTGAGCAGCAGGACCTCGGCTTTGGTTAACGCGAAGCCTGCTTCCCGCATCACAAGCAGAAAACTGGTGATGTCCTGGCGGTATTCGCTGGCCGCCGCGCGCTTCACCTTCGCGCTAGTCGCTGGCGAGGCCGGCATCGTGACAGGCCCGGTCTCGATCAGCTCGATTTCCTTGATGGTCCGCTTCATGGGGCGCCCGTCTTTGTCGCGCTCCCATTCGTCCTTCATCACGTAGAACGCCATGGAGCTGCCGTCCACGTCCTTGCGGCGAATCATGTCCGCCACCGCGACCGACTGCGGGTTTTTGGCGCTGGCCCGAATCTCGTAGCGGAGGCCCTTGTCGTCTTCGGCGACATCCATCGTTCCGGACTTGGTGCGACCCAATAGATAGGATGGATCGTGATTGAACATCCCGCGGATGTCGGTGTTCTCTTTGAGAGTCTTGGCAAACGCGCCTGGCGCGATGATCTCCGGAACGCCCCAGACTTTGTACGCCTTGTTGAACACCGAGCCGTAGCCCGAGATGCGGATGATGTCATCGTCGCCTTCGGCCCGGGTGACTAGCTCGGGGAACTCCGGCAGGGTGCGCCGTTCGAGGATGCTGGACATCTCAGCGGGTATTTAGGCCGCTATAATGATGGGGCCAACCTGCGGGGCTTTGGTGGTCGGCTACCTGGTTGGCGCCCCACCGGGGCCCCGCGAACCTTCTTAACCCGCCACGATCGAGCAGATACAACCGTCGTGGAGCGGTGGGTTCAACACGGGATTCCGGACCTTCAGTGGGGCCTTCGCGCCGGCCGGGTCGAATTTCCCACTCCCGACAAACGCCTCCGCGCCCCCGACCCGCGCGCCGTTGAGCGCTTCGCAGAACGGGCAGGGATCTCCGGCCGTCACCCAGATGAGTGAGTAGCCAGCCGCGGTGAACACGATTCTGGCGATCCCGTTCACGATCCCGTGGGACTCCCGGCGGGCTGCCTTGCCGGCGCGCCGCTCGCCCCACTGGTCGACCCGTTCGGTGACCACCTCGCGGAAATCTTTGCCGGCGGCCTCCGCGTCAGCCGCAACACGTTGCAATTGAGCCGTCCCCCCGGTAGCCCAACGGCTTGTGAAGCGGTTAGCGGCGCCGCCGGCGAATCCGCTGATGCGGTCCTTGGGGGGATCGGTTTTGATCTCGGCCGCGGCAATCTTGGCGGCCTCGGTCGCGAGGGTTGCGAACACGCCCGCCACGGCCTTGCGGGTGGCGCTTTGCCGATCCCCAAAATACTGCTCGATCCAAACCTGGAAGCCGGTCGCCGTGAGGTTGTCGTCGCGGAGCTTGCGCTTGATGGCGCGGGCATCGGCGTTGACAACGCCCTGGAGCTTGCGCCGGATGACAGCCTTGTAGTTTTCGGCTAGGCGTCGGCGGGAAGCGGCTGAGCGGTAGAGGGTCCTCATTTCCGAATCAGACAGGTCATCGGCGGCCATCCCTCATAGCGTGCGTCGCCGCTTCGGGTAAAATCCTCCGTTGCCTGAATCAGCATCCATCGCATTCGGAAGGCTTCATCTGATGGCAGTAGCGCTAACCCGCGCTCAATAATCCACATGCCAAGTTTCGTTCGAAAAGGTAGGTGGTTAACCCTTGGGTTGATTGCGTCGAGCAGCCTCACTCGTCATCGCCTCCTTCGTCCGTATCGTCATCGTCTGGCGGGTCGGGTGGTGGTGCTGGCTCCGGCGGGCTCACCACATCCTTCAGGGCTCCAAAGTTCAACGGCACCAGGATTTCTTTTCCACCCTCAACGCTTGGCATGTTTTCCTTTGCCCGGATGTCGTCCGTGCTCAAGTGCCGTGAAATCGAGTAGCCCTCCATCCGGGTCTTGAAATCGCCGGCCATTAAGGCGTCGGGGTTGTGCCGAACAAAGAAGCGCTCGCGCTCCTGCGGCGTAAAGAACTGCTTCTCAATCGCCTGCTCGTAGCCGGTCATCCACGGCATCAGGGTGTACTGGACATACTCGATTCCGGCGTGCTCGATGTTGTTGAAGTGCGCGTTCCGCAGGTCGCCGAGCCGGTGCAGCGGGACGTGGTAGATTTCGCCGGCAATCTGCTCCTTGGAGAACGCCGCGGTCTCGATGAACTGCGCTTCCTCGTTCGGAATCTTGACGATCTGGTCGATCGACATACCGGGCGGCAGGATCGCGACGGTCTGGAGCCCGCGCTTCCCCGAGAAGCGCCGCCGCCAGTCTCTGACGAATTTCTTAATGAACGATTCGTCCTCAAAATCCCCGTCGCGCTTCAGCACAATCTTGGGGACGGGCGACTGAAAATAGGCCGAGGCGTAATCCTGGATGGCGATTGCGCGCCCAATCGTCTCCATGCACCAGCGGATCGGTGAGACACCCTGCCAGCCATCGAAGCTCAGGCCGTAGACATGCAACACTTCATCCGGCTTGAATGTCCGCTTGGTTCCGTCTGGCTTGAGATATAGGTAGTGCTTGCGGTTGTCGGGCCCCAGGAAAACCTTTTGGATCCGGTGGGGGTTGAGCGGCCAGGTCTCAAACTCGCCGGTCAGCGGGTTGGTGATGATCTGTTGGTAGCTGTTGCCGCTCGCGAGTGTTGCAGCCCAGCTTCGCTGCCGGAATTGCAGGGGTGTCTGGACTGGGTTCGGCTCTTTGAGCCAGGCCGCGACGGGATGGGCTGTGACCTCGGCCCGCCCGCCGTCACTGGTCCGCTCGTACATCTTGAGCGGCAGCGACGAGATGTCGCGCCCGATCACGTCGATGCAACCGAACACGGCCGACAATCGCGTGCCTGTCCGCTCCGAAACCCGTACGCCGGCGGTTGATCGTTCGCCGAGATCCGCCAGTTCAACCAGTTGGTCGAGCTGATCGATCGAGATATTGGGGCCTTGCCGGAAAGCCCAGAATGCGTTGCGGATGCGGTTGAGCACTCAAGGGTTACTTATCCGAACACCGCCCTGGATAGGTCGATCGTTTTCTTCGCCTTGCCGAGCATATGCGTCGCAAGCCCCATGGCCATCGTGAGCGCGACCATGCCGTCGATCTTCTTTACCCTTGACTTTTTCGATGGCTTCACGTTGGCCGCGTGGTCCTCGGTGGCGACGAGTTGGCCGGCCTCCCAGGTTAGGATCGGATGGTTTCCATGGACTAGCATCTTGTCGTTGACAGCCTGCTCTAAATCCTTCATCGGCGAATTGAACGACAAAAAACCTTGCCGGAACGGTGACAGTGTGAATCCAGCCTTGTCGAGTGCTTGCACCAGGAACTCGGCGTTGTATGGGTCGTAGGCGATCTCGGCAATCCGAACAGCTTTGCGCAACTCACAGAGTTTATTGAACACGTCGGTGTACTGGACGTGATCACCTTCCGAGGTGGACAACAGTCCTTCACTTACCCACTGCTCGTACGGCTGACCTTCTTTGACGCTGCGTTCGTGAAGCCCCGCTTCCGGCAGCCAAAAGTACGGCTTCACGTAGTACTTGCGCCGCCCATCCGCAAGCACCTCGATGAAAAGCAAAACGAGCGCCGTGAAGTCTGTCGTCCTCGAAAGATCGAACGCAGCGACGCACGGCAGTCCCATCAGATTCGGGTCGTGGATCGTCTCGGTCTGCTCTTTCCAGCGCTGAATATTCAGGAAGGCGTCGTGGTGCCCGACCCAAATGTTGAGCTGAGTGCGCTTGTATTCATTCAGGGACCGCGGATCGCCTTTGGCCTGGTAGAGCTCGGCCATCAGCGACTCCATCGGGATGAAGCCCTCCGCGACCAGTGGATTCGCTTTAAGAATTTCGCTTTCGTCCTGCCAGTTTTTCTCGTCGGCTTCCAGGATGAACGACAGGAAGGTTGGGTCATGGTGTGCCCCGGACTGGACCCGCTTGGCGTATTCGTACTTCTCGTAGCAGAGACCTTCAGGCTCGCGGCCCGCGGTCGTGGTGATGATGAATAGCGGCTGCTTGCGTGCCTTCGACCCGGTTGTCATGGCGGCCCAGAGTTTCGCGTCTGACTCTCGCCATTGGTGCAGCTCGTCGAAGATGACGGCGGACGGGTTCTTTCCCTCTTTGCCGGTGCCGCCCTGTGTCAGCGCCTGGATGTAGCCGTGCTTGATGCCGTCCTTGTAGCGGATCACCTCTTTGCGGTTTTCGGAATCCTTGATCACGCAGTTGCCGTGGATCGCGGGGATGCGCTCGGCCATCCGCTCCATGATCTCGAAGGTTTCCTTGGTCTGGCCGAGGTTGACGGCCGCGAGGTAAACGCGCGGCGCAGACTCGCCATCGGCGAACAGGTGATAGAGCGCAAGGGCCGCAGCGAGGGTTGACTTGGCGTTTTTGCGCGCGACGGAAAAGTAGAGCCAGCGGTACTGGCGAATTCCATCAGGTCGAAGTGTGCCGTAGAGCCGCGCCAGTAGTTCACGCTGGTATTTCGGCAGGGTCAGGCCATCAGCCGCGTAGCATAGTTCCACGAAGTGAATGACGTGTGTAGACCGATCAATCGATGAGGTCCCGCATTTCCGCGAAGGCTTCCTCGCGGATTTCTTGCGCCTGTTTTGGTGGTTCGAGGTCACGGGACTCCGGTGTAAGCTTCATTAGGTGGCGCAGTCGAAGCAGGTGCTGGCTGCAATCGCGAAAGGTCCTGTAGGCGGGATTCGTTTTTTTTTCGTTCCGGTAGCCCTCGACCAGCAGCCCTTCCTTAAACACAAGTGAGCCGGCGTGGTCGCGGATGACGAGCGTTCGCATATAGTCGTCGATCAACGAGTAGTCCGAGGTTGTCAGGTGTGGATTTGTCGTCACCTCCCGCCAGTGCCGCTCCTGCGAGGTCGTCAGGTTTTCTGGTTTTGGCGGTAGCTCTATTCCAGTTTTAGCGGCTCGCTTCGGGATGCGCTTCCCTTTGGGGCGCCCTGGCTTCGCCATCATTTCAGAGCGTATTTAGGGCGCGCGGAACCTCTTGCCGCTCAGTAGGTTCCGTCTAAGGTGTTTTACTGGTTGACGCCGCTAAGTCCCAGGATTACAATGAGTTATGCTGCTTTTCGTCAAGAAGAGATTCGCTGACGCGATCCGGCGCGGGTCAAAGACTATCGAGATCCGGTGTGGCAAACGCTACGCGAGTGTACGGCCTGGTGGAAGCGTCAGCATCAACGGCCACTTTCGCCGGACGGTTGCCGCTGTCGAGCGCTACGAGACGCTCGCCGAGCTACTCGCTTCGGTCGAGCTTTCCCGGACGGACCTTTCAGCTGATGAGGGCGAGCAGGTTCTGACTCAATTTTACTCTCAGTCTGGCCCATGGTTTGCAATCCATTTAGCCGCTTCAGACGTCCGGCCAGCTCTCGTACGGACTGCTTGACCATGATCTGGGTCCGTAGCGACCGCCCCTGTTTCAGCTTCCCCACCGCCGCGTAACCGCATCGCTCGAAGAATGGCACCTTGTCTTCGATCGCCCGCACCCAATTGCACTGCAGGTACGCCGTGATCGCGGCCCCGAGTCCCTTGCTGCGGTGTACCGGTAGGACGTTTAGCGCCATCAGGCAGTTGTAACGCGGCTGGATCAGCGCGACCGCGGCGTCTAATCCATCGATCTGGAAGAACAAAAGACCGCCGTTGTCGGCGTAGCGCCGCACTGTGTCGCGGCCGATGAATGTCGGGTGAGTGCCGCGATTGAGAAGCGTCTTACAGCGCTCGTACTCGTCAGGCCGCCCGAGCACGACAGCGAAGTCTACGCCTGTGGTTTGAGGTGATCTTTCCCGCATTTCGGACACCGGCATCGCTCGATGGGGCTTGTAGAACTCGCGGTGTTGATCTTGTCCGGCACGTCCAAGATGCTCAATCGAGCCGCAAGCGTCTCGTCGAACGCCTGTAGTTCCCGACTCAGGTCGTCACTCAGGAACGTGCTGGCCAGGATATCGTCGTCCATCTCGGCGAGAAACGGCGCCAATAGCTCGGCGGTTGGCTCGCCGTGAACCGTGTTGGTGTTGACCGCGATACGCTGCGCTTGCTTGTCGTCCACTTTGACGATGACGGCGGGGATCTCTTTGTGGCCGAGTTCGCTCGCGGCCATCCAGCGATGGTTACCAGCTAGAATCTCGTATTTGCCGCGCTTGCGCCTGACGATGATGGGGCACAAAAACCCGTCGCGGCGAATCGCGTCCTTGAGTGCTTCCATCTGTTTGGGGCTCAGGAATTGCGGGTTGCGCCGCAGGCCGACGCACTGCGCGACTGGGATTATGGCCTGCTCGGGTCGTGTAGTTTTCGCCACTTTGGTATTTATTCACTGTTGCGGAC